TCAACATACTATGAAAATTTTGTTGAATAGTTTATATGGCGCTACTGCTTTAGGATCATTTAGATATGGTAATGTGATCTTAAGTGAAGCCATAACTTTATCTGGTCAGCGTATTATTCAAGAATCCGCTTTGTGTGCTAATAGACATATGAACAAAGTAATAAAAGGACAATTAACATTATGAAATTAACACCTCAATCAATTAGAAATAACGTAAAAATTACTTGGAATGGAGAACCTATCTCTAAACAAGAAATTATAGATATGAGTGCTCTCTGGAATGAAAAACAAATTGTTTATTTTAAAAAAATGGCTAAACAAGGGGGTACATTTAAAATCGACAATAATAAATTTAAAATAATAGTTGGTGAACCTATTTTAACTTCACGAGGAACACGAGATGGAGGTATCATCCAAATTCCAGACCCAGACGCTAGATTTTAATGAAGCATTTAGAAGATACTCCTTGGTGGATTTGTGACGAAGGTGACTATAATTTTTGTGCCTACGTAGACACAGATTCTAATTACTTTAATGCTGAGCCTTTACTTAAACATTTATATCCCAATTTTGAGGAAATGGGTGATGAAGAAAAAGATAATGTATTAGAACAAGTAGCCCTTAAATATCAAGATATTATTACTAATGACTATGATAGATTAGCTCGAGATTGTTTTAATGTTCAAGAACATAGACTTGAAATGAAAACTGAATGTGTTATCCGTTCAGCTTATTTTAGAGCTACCCGTAGATATGCTCAATGGATCACAAAACAAGAAGGCATTGCTAAAGAATCACTTGATATTAAAGGACTTGAATTTAAAAAAGCTAATTTTCCTCCTATATTTGGAGAATTTTTTAATGATATTTTACAACAAATTCTAAAGGGAGCAGAACAAAAACATATTGATAAATTAATTATGGATTTTAGGGGTAAAATAATGTCTAAAAATACAGATATTGCTTTATTAGGGAATCCTACCTCTGTTAAAACCTTAAACGAATATGTCTCTCGTAAACCCAGAGCTGGAGAGGTATTAACTGAATTAAAAAAAGGTGCTCCTGCAAATGTTAAAGCAGCAGTTAAATATAACGATTTACTCCGTTTTTGGCAATTAGATAAACAACACAGCCCAATTGTACAAGGTGATAAAATTAAATGGATTTATTTAATTGATAATCCTTACAAAATTGAAGCGATTGGTTTTCTTAGCTTTGATGTTCCTGATAGAATGCGTAAATTCTTAAACGATTATGCTGATCGAAGAAAATCATTTGAAACTATATTACAATCTAAATTAGAAAATTTTTATACTGATTTAGGTTGGACTTTAAATTTAAATCCAAATATTAACAAATTTTTCCAATTCCAATGATAACAAAAAATAAATTACAATCAATTATTTCTAAGTACTATCTTGGAGGTAAAGTAGAATCTGTTAAATGGAAAGTTAAAGATGGAAAACTTGATATTGATTTTATGGCACCTACTAAAGATATGATCGGTAGATTGTCTTGTGATAGTTTTTCTATGGTTAATGAGGGTGAAATGGCTATTTTTAATACAACCCAACTTAATAGATTACTAAATGTATTAGCAGGAGATTTAATGCTCGATGCTTCTAAAACTAATAAAGTATTAACTAAGCTTACTATCCAGGATAATAATGCTTCTATTAATTATTCATTAGCAGATCCTCTTATGATTCATAAGGTAGGTGAAGTAGATGAAAATGTTGAATGGAAAGTACAATCAACACTTGAAAATGAAGATTTCCATACATTTGTTAGGGCTGCATCCTCAATTCAAGGAAATGAAATAGTAACTTTAGCTGCTACTAGAGATACTATTGATACCCCTATTATTAAATTTGTATTTGGTGAACGTATGGAATTTTCAAATAAAGTAGAATTTCATACTAACGCTCAATTTGGGGATGATGTCAGAGAAGATAATAAAATCCCATTTAACAGTGAAATGCTTAGAGAAATATTCAATGCTAACAAAACATCAGATGAATGCCATTTAAGTTTTGTAGATGATGGGCTTCTTCGCCTCACTTTTACAGCAGAAGATGAAGGAATAAAAACAACATATTTCGTTGTACGAAAAGCAGATTATTAAATATGTATAATAAACAAGGATGAACCTTCAGGACATCTAAGTTATAAAAATTTATTAACCCGAGTAGCTTAGGCACTCACAAATTAAAATGATATGAGTACATTATTCAATGAACACACCCCATTCGATATTTTATATCGAAACCTTTTTAAAGCAGATGAAACATTTGCTCCTGCTTTAAATTCAAAACAACCCCATCCCTTAAACATTTATTACAATGAAGATGGTCTCTATTTTGAGATCGCTTGTACTGGTTTAACTAAGGATGATATCCAACTTAAAACTGAAGGAGATATATTAAATATCTCATATGATAAACCTGAAAAATCTGATCTTAAAGATTATTCGGGGTACATTTACCATGGTTTAAGCAAAAAGTCATTTAGCTTAGGATATAAAATAGCTCCTAAATTTGACTTATCAAAAATCGAAGCAGAAATGCTTAACGGATTATTAAAAATATTCTTACCTCTAACAAAAGAATCGAAACCAAAATCAATTAAAATTAAGTAATTAAAAACTTGGAGTCCTGAAGATTCGTTCGTATATTTACAGGGTTCGGTTACGGTTGTAACTGAGCAATAATTTAATTAATTTTTAAGAGTTATGGAATATTTAAAAGACCCGTTATTAGGCGATTATTATATCGTTATTGATGAGTATAACTACTCAGCATACAAAACAATTATGCCTGATAGTGGAACTCCTTATGATTCGTGTATTGGCCATTTTGGTCACATTGGTGGAGCACTTAAAAAAATTGCTGACAACACTATGAAAGGTCAGTCATATGATAGCATTAAAGAATATATCAAACAATATAAATTAATTTTAAACAAATTTAACGAAAATTTTATGTAATGGTAAAAGCATTATTTAACGCCGTAATTGTAAAACCCATTGAAGAAGAGGAAAGTGTTCACGGCAACATTGTAGTTCCTGATATGGGTAAAGAAAAAAACCTTAAAGGTGAAGTAGTTTCTATAGGCCCGGGGGCATATACCCAAATGGGAAATTTTATTGAAACTACAGTAAAAGTAGGTGATATTGTACTTCTCCCTCAAATGGGTCCTAGTAAAATGGATTATAATGGAGAAGAATATTACATGATTCAAGAAAACCAAATTTTAGCAGTAATTGAAAAATGAGTAAGATTATTAATTATGGAGATGATTCCCGTAAAAAACTAATTAAGGGAATTAACCAACTAGCAGATGCCGTTGTAACAACTTTGGGACCTAATGGTCGAAATGTTGTCATCCAACAAGATCAAGGTGTACCCCAAAGTACCAAAGATGGTGTAACAGTAGCAAAATCAATTGAACTTGAAGATCAAGTTGAAAATGTAGGAGCTCAAATGCTTAAGCAAGCCGCTATTAAAACTGCTGAACAAGCAGGTGATGGTACTACAACTTCAACTTTATTGGCTCGTGAAATTGTAAATGCTGCTTCACGTTATAGTGATAAGGGTCACAATATTGTAGAAATCAAACGTGGTATTGATAAGTGTGTTAAAGCACATGTAGACTACCTTCGTGATTTTTCTCAAGATATTTCTAATGAAGATCAACTCCGCCAAGTAGCTACTATTTCAGCTAACAATGATACTGAAGTAGGTGAATTAATTGCTACTGCAATGGAAAAAGTAGGACGTGATGGCATTGTTACCATTGAAGAATCACGCACTGGTGAAACTTACCTTGAAACAGTAGAAGGAATGCAGTTTGACCGTGGTTATAAATCACCTTATTTTGTAACCAACAATGACGCAATGAACACAGTCCTTAAAGATGCTGTTATTTTGTTCTACAACGGTCGAATTACTCAAGTTAAAGAGTTGCTTCCACTTTTAGAAAATTTGTCTTCACAAGGTAAGTCACTTCTTATTGTTGCTGAAGATATTGAAGGTGAAGCACTTGCTACTCTTATTGTAAATAAGATGCGAGGTACACTTAATGTGTGTGCTGTTAAAGCTCCTGACTTTGGTGATCGCCGTACTTTACTTATGAATGACATGGCTACACTTACTGGTGGGCAAGTTGTTGATAAAGATAAAGGTATGAAACTCGATAAATTCGATTTGAATTGGTTAGGTGAGTGTCGCACAGTTACTATTACTAAAGAAAGCACTACTATTGTAGATGGTGCTGGTGAAGAAAAAGAAATTGAACAACTTTGTACTTCACTCCAATCACAAATTGAAAGTTCAACCTCACCATTTGAAACTGAAAAACTTCAAGAGCGACTTGCTAAATTGGTAGGTGGTGTAGCAGTAATTCATGTTGGTGGAAATACTGAAACTGAAATGCGTGAAAAGAAAGATCGTGTTGATGATGCACTTCAAGCTACTAAGGCAGCTATTGAAGAAGGTATTATACCTGGTGGTGGTGTGGCTTTACTTCGTTCAGCAGTAAATTCTACATGCGAACCTAGTAACGATGATCAACAATTGGGTTGTAATATTATGAGTCAAGTATTGCGTCGTCCATTCCAACAAATTCTAGAAAATGCTGGAGTAGATAATATTCATCAGATTGAATTTACTACTACTAGCAGTGAAAATCCTAACTCAGGATATAATATAAAAACAGGTAGGTATGAAGATTTCCTTGAAGCAGGAATTATTGATCCTACTAAGGTTACGCGTTGTGCTCTCGAAAATGCAGCTTCAATCGCAGGTACTATTTTGCTTACAGAATGTACTGTGGTAAATAAACCTGAAGATAAAGAAGAACCTCAATTAGGAGGTATGCCCGGAATGTTTTAAATTTAGATAATGTCTGAATTCGAAACAGTAGAGCAGAAACAACTTATTGCCAAGCGAGTCCCGCCTGGTGATTCTTGGAGGTTAGTGGACGATCCCCAGGGGGTCGTCCACTCTTCCCTTACTGAAACATTAGAAGCATATTTTAAGAAAACTCAATTTAACGCAGCGTTTTATTTAGACCCTCTTGGAAGTGCTTTGTATGCAGTTGAACGAACAGAAATAGAAATTAAACCAGAACCAATCAAAACATTTGACTTTTATGGAGACGGCTATCAATAATTCACTTTGGGTTGAAAAATACAGGCCAACCATACTGGATAATTACATAGGTAATGAGCACCTTAAAGGTGTTATGGCTAAGAACATATCTGAAAATGATATGAACAATATGATTTTTTACGGCCCAAGTGGCACAGGTAAAACTACATTGGCTAAACTCCTAGTTAATAACCTTAATTGTGATTACCTCTACATCAATGCAAGTGATGAAAGAGGTATTGAAACTATTAGAGACAAAGTATCAGGTTTTGCTAGTACAATGTCGTTTAAACCTCTTAAGGTAGTTATTTTAGATGAGGCTGATTTCTTAACAATTCAAGCACAAGCTTCACTTCGAAATGTTATTGAAACATTTTCTAAGAGTACACGATTTATTCTAACTTGCAATTATGTGGAGCGTATTATTGATCCACTTCAATCACGTTGTCAAGTACTTAAAATTGTACCTCCTAGTAAGGGGGAAGTAGCTAAGCATATTTTTAAAGTATTATCTAAAGAAAATGTACAACATAGTACTGACCATCTTAAAGATTTAATAAATCAATACTATCCTGATGTACGTAAAATGCTTAATGTATGTCAAATGTCTTCTAAAGATGGTGAGTTAGAACTAGATAAACAAACACTTGTATCAAATAACTATGTTGATAAGGTAATTGAATTGCTACCTAATAAAAAGTCATTTAAACAAATTAGACAGGTTATCGCCGACTCTAATGTAAATGATTTTGAATCGCTATATAAAACGTTATATGAACGTATGGACGAATATACATCACGACCTGCTGAAGCGATTATTATTATTGAAGAATATATGTACCATTCAAACTTTCGTATTGATAAAGAAATTAATGTAATGGCGTGTATTTCTAAACTACTTGAAATCTCTGGAAGAGTTGTTTTATAAAGACATCATAGAATTTGGAGATAGAAAATTCTTATTGTATCGTACGGTAAGAGAATTTGAAAAATTAGATGCTGAAATACTTAAACAGTATTGGCATTGCGACACAGTTTTAAAAAAAGAAAACTTATATTATTTTTGTAACGAAATTAAAGAAATAGATTATGAATAAATCTGATATGCAACAAATGCAACAACCCCAAATTGATTTGGAAAAAACAACAATCATCCCTAATAAATCAGGAGGTGAATTATTTAAACAAGGTTATGTACTCCGTAAAGTATCCCGCTTTATTACAGGTGGTGATGAAGATGCAGTACTTCCTATTCCTGTATTTTATGACGGATCCACAGGTAAAATTTTGAAAGATACTTTACCACCTGAGATTCGAGGTGATTATGATACTATCTGATCGTGACCTTATTTGATTGGCTAAAAGAATTAACAGGTAAGAAACGAGATTGGGACTCCTTCTCGGATAAAGAGAGGGAGTCCTTTAATCCCTATATGGTTAATCGTTTTTTATCTATGCATCAACCTTTTATTGAATTGGTAAATTATGTTCAAACAATCCCTTACACCGATAAGAAAAAATACTATACAGTGTATTGTGGTTTGTTACCAAAACAAAATGTTTGGCTAAAATATATTAAATCAAAAATGAAACAACCAACACCAGAACTAATAGATGCCATTTGTGGGATATTAAATTGTTCTAAACGCGAAGCACGTGAAGAAGTTATTTTATTAGATAATGATGTGCTAGAGGAAAATTTATACAGAGCAGGATATCAACCAAGTGAAGTAGCAAAAATGTTTAAATAATGGATAGTATAGTAAAATCAGTTATAAAACAATTTACTGAACGAGCAGAATTTGGTAAAGAAAAATATGGTGTTGACTTAGACAGGGAAGATTTAGTATTTGGAGAATGGGTTACTCATATGAAAGAGGAACTTATGGATGCTATACTTTATTTAGAAAAATTAGAAAAGTTATATGGCAAAGAAACCCCAAATACTCAAGGAAATACAGAATAAAGAATTGCCTGAGGTAAATTATGCTTACCAAAAAACAATTTCTTATTCCCAAATGTCAATGTATAGAAGTTGCCCTCATAAGTGGGAGCTTCAATATAAAGAAGGACATTACAACAATGATCCTAACATACATTTTACATTTGGAACCTCAATGCACGAGGTAATTCAAGATTGGCTTACAGTTTTATATGAAGAATCTTTATTAGTAGCAGATGACATGGATTTAGAAGGATTATTCCAAGAAAAATTTATAAATCTCTACCAAGAAGAATATAAAAAATTTAAAAATACCCACTATTCATCCCCAGAAGAACTTAGAGAGTTTTTTGAAGATGGGGCAGCAATTCTTAATTTCCTCCAAAAGAAACGTAGCACTTATTTTAGTAAACGTGGATGGCACTTAGCTGGCATCGAATTACCTATCGTGATGGACGTTGGTAACAATTTGATATACAAGGGTTTTATTGATATGGTATTATATCATGAACCCACAAATAAATTTTATATATACGATATAAAAACGTCGAGAAGTGGGTGGAATGCTAAAGCTAAAAAGGATGAAACTAAACAAATGCAGTTAGTCCTTTATAAAAAGTTCTTTAATGAGCAGTATGGGATCCCACTTGAAGATATAGAAGTTGAATTTTTTATAGTTAAAAGAAAAATATGGGAAAATAGTGATTACCCAATTCATAGAGTACAATTACACAAACCCGCAGCAGGTCGTAATAAACTTAGTAAAGCTAATAAAATATTAGATGAATTTATTAGTGAATGTTTTACACCTAAAGGTAAGTATCAAGAAAAAAAACATCCTAAAGTAGTATCCCCTTTATGTAAGTGGTGTGTTTTTAATAATAATAAAGAATTATGCGATAAGCATGAATCTTCTTAACTCTCCGTATATTTATATATAAAATATACCAACATGAAAAAAGATTTAACATTAACAAGCGTAAAAATCCAAAGTGATTTATTTGAAGAATTTAAAGTAGCATGTGTTAGGCATAAGTTTTCTTTTCAAAAACTTGCTGACCGATGTGTTCATTTATATCTTACAGATGAGGATTTTAAACGACAAATCCACAATCACAACAATTTAGATTTATAAAACAAAAATGAAAAAAGGTTATATTCCAAAAGATCAACGAAAGAAAATTTTGTTGATGTGTGACGATATTAGAACCCACTCTGGTATTGGAACTATAGCAAAAGAAATAGTAGTTCATACAGCTCATCATTTTAATTATGTAAATGTAGGAGCAGCTATTCAACACCCCGAAGCAGGTAAACGATTAGATTTAAGCGAAAGCACAAATCAAGAAGCAGGGATAAAAGATGCTTCAGTAATTATTTATCCTTCTAACGGATACGGTACTCCTGATCTAGTACGTCAAATGATATCTACTGAAAAACCAGATGCTATCTTTATTATTACTGATCCTAGATATTGGACTTGGTTGTTTCAAATGGAAGCAGAAATCCGTAGAAAAATCCCTATTGCTTACCTAAACATTTGGGATGATTACCCCGCTCCTCGTTATAACGAAGCATTCTACGAATCATGTGATTTACTGATGGGTATTTCAAAGCAAACAGTTAATATTAATAAGATTGTTTTGGGAGAAAAAGCAGAAAATAAAATTATAGAGTATATTCCTCACGGTTTGAATCATAACATTTATAAACCTTTAGAAAAAGATGATTCTAAATTGGTAGAATTTAAAAAGAATTTGTTTAAAGGAAAAGAATATGATTTTGTAGCTTTCTATAATTCTAGAAACATTAGACGCAAACAAGTTCCTGATACCATTTGGGCATTTACTCAGTTTGTAGATAAATTGTCCTTAGAACAGGCTAAAAAATGTGCCCTTGTACTCCATACCCAAAAAGTAGACCCTAATGGAACTGATCTCCCCGCAGTAATTGATATGCTTTGTGGAGATGATGAAAGATATAATATTATTTTTTCAGAAAATAAACTTTCTACTGAAGAAATGAATTTGTTATATAACAGCACAGATGTTCAAATTCAACTTACTTCAAATGAAGGTTGGGGCTTAAGTTTAACTGAAGCTATGTTAGCAGGAAATCCTATTATAGCTAATGTTACAGGTGGGATGCAAGATCAAATGCGTTTTGAAACTAAAAATGGTACTTGGATTGAGTTTGATGAATTGTTCCCTTCAAATCATAGAGGTACCTTTAGAAAGTGTGGACCTTGGGCATTCCCAGTATTCCCTACTAGTATTTCAATTGTAGGTTCACCCCAAACTCCTTATATTTTTGATGATAGATGTGAAGCTAGTGATGCTGCTAATCAACTTATGGAAGTTTATAATTTAGACCCTAAAGCTAGAAAATCATTTGGGCTAATGGGGAGAACATGGGCTACAGGGAATGAAGCAGGATTTACAGCTGAACATCAAGGTGAAAGAGTTATAGAAAATATAGAAAAACTATTTAAAACTTGGAAACCTCGATCCAAATATGAGTTGGTTAAATCAACCCCACTTAAGAAAAAAGTTACACAACACAATTTAATATATTAATGAAACCGATGTTTATAGTAAGCTGTCCGATTGATACGTACAGCGGTTATGGAGCGAGAGCTAGGGATTTTGTAAAAGCTTTAATTAAATTAAATGAGTATGATGTTAAGGTTTTACCTCAAAGATGGGGACAAACCCCTTGGGGATTTATAGAGGACCATCCTGAATGGCAATTTTTAACCCCTCATCTTTTACCTATTGGGAATCAACTTCCTAAACAACCTGAAATTTGGTGTCAAATAACTGTACCTAATGAATTCCAACCTGTAGGAAAATATAATATAGGACTTACTGCAGGGATTGAAACTACAGGATGCCATCCTACATGGATTGAAGGATGTAATAGAATGGATCTAGTATTAACCTCCTCAGAACATTCTAAAAAAGTATTAGAAACTATCAAATTTGAACAAAGAAATCAACAAACTAACCAAGTAGTAGGTGAATACGGCTTACAAAAACCCGTAAAGGTTTTAATTGAAGGAGCAAATTTAGATGTTTACCAACCTAAAAAATCTACATTTGACTTAAGCCAAATTAAAGAAGAATTTGCTTATTTATTTATAGGTCATTGGATGCAAGGAAACATAGGCCATGATAGAAAAAATGTGGGTTTGCTTATTAGGTTGTTTTTTGAAGCATTTAAAAATAAAAAGAAAACACCCGCTTTAATTTTAAAAACTTCTACAGTAGGATCTTCATATATGGATAGAAATGAAATCCTTAAACGAATTGATATGATTCGCAATTCAGTAGAAGATGCTAGAACTTTACCTAATGTTTACTTACTTCAAGGTGAGTTTACAGATGAGGAAATGAATGAAATCTATACTCATAATAAAGTTAAAGCAATGATTAATTTAACTAAGGGTGAGGGCTTTGGTCGTCCTTTACTTGAATTTAGTTTAATTAAAAAACCCATTATCACTACAAATTGGAGTGGGCATACTGATTTTCTCAATGAAAAATTTACAACTTTGCTTCCAGGTGAAACGCACCAGTTGGATGATAGTTCAGTAGTAAAAGATATGTTAATGAAGGAATTCCAATGGTTTGGAGTTGATCACACTGCAGCTGTTGTAGCTATGAGGGATGTATTTACTAACTATAAAAATTATAAAGAAAAAGCAACTCGACAAGCCTATAAAAGCCGTAAAGAATTTAGTTTTGAAAATATGGTTGATCAACTAAAAGGGTACTTAAACCAATATGTGCCTAAATTTCCTAAAGAAGTTAAATTAGAACTTCCAAAGTTAAATTTACCTAAACTTAAAAAAATAGAAAATGCAGAAGGATAATTTAGGAATATGCCCCCGCTGTGGGAGTGATGCTTGCTATGAAAGTAATTTAGGAGCAGACTATAAAGTATATCAATGTTATGGGTGTGGTTTTACTACTAATACATTAATGATTGAAGATAGTGAATTTTTAGAAGAACAATTAGAAGTATTACCTGAAATTTATAAAGATTTGGTTTATGTAGATGAAGCAGGTTTAAATTGGATGCCTTCTACAATTAATGTTGAAAGTAAGGGTATGATCTTTATTCAAGGAAAAACTATTAAAGATTGGAATTGGGTAGCTTGCCCCGCTAAAGAACTCACAGAGGAAGAAAAAGAAAATTTTCCTGAAAATGCTACTTATAAAATGGATATGAAAAACGCTTCTTATTTTAAAGAGCGTGATTTTATAGAAGCTATGGATTATATTGGATTATTCAATGCTCCTGAATAATGACAATAAGCTACGCTATACCAACATGTAATGAACGGACCCAGTTAGAACAACTTTTAAATACTTTATTTAAACGTAAGCGAGAACAAGATGAAATTGTAGTACAATGTGATAAAGGGAACACTACACCTAGTGTATACCAAGTATTAAAAACATTTAACTCTTATTCTAATTTTAAAGTAATTGAATTTCCTTTAAATAGCGATTTTGCTTCATTCAAAAATAATCTAAAAAAACATTGCTCCGGAGATTGGATTATCCAAGTTGATGCTGATGAGATGTTAGGAGATATATTAATTGATAATATACCTAATATAATAGAATCCAACCCCCATAATGATGTTTACTTAGTTCCTAGAGTTAATACTGTAAAGGGATTAACCCAAGAACATATTCAACAGTGGGGGTGGAACGTAAATGAAAAAGGATGGGTAAACTGGCCTGATTATCAATGGCGCATTTTAAGAAATATACCTGAAATTAATTGGATAAATAAGGTTCATGAACGATTAGATGGATTCAAAACATACGCACCCCTCCCAGAAACAAAAGAATTAGCAATCCATCATCCTAAAGATATTAAGCGTCAAGAAAAACAAAATAAATTTTATAATAATTTATAATGGCTAATGGTATATATAAAATAACAGAAGAATTTGAAAAACAACTTTCAGATTACACGGGTGCACCATATGTGGTCACATTAGACAATATGTCAAACGCTTTATTTTTAGCGTTATATTATGAAAATTACATTAAAAAGAGTATTGATGGTAAAATTAGTATTCCTTGTAGGACATACCCATCAGTACCCTGTGAAATAATTCACGCGGGACTTAAAGTGGAGTTTGAACCCGTTGAAGGCAGAACAATAAAAGGTATATACCAGCTTAAAGGAAGTAATGTGTGGGATTCAGCTCTTACATTTACAGCAGACATGTATAAAAAAGGTCAACATATCTGTGTTTCATTTACAGGTCCTTATAAACACTTTAAATTAAGTAAAGGAGGAGCCATTTTAACAGATTGCCATGATGCTTATTTATGGTTTAAACGTGCCCGATACTCAGGTAGACGTGAGTGTTCCTATCATGATGACAACTTAGATATGTTAGGTTGGAACTTTTATATGATGCCTGAATTAGCGGCAAGAGGTTCACTCTTAATGGGTCAGTTTTATAATATTGACGGTACTAAGAAACATAATCAAGATTTGGAATTACCATATCCTGATTTGAGTAAATTTGATATCTATAAAAGATGAAAATATTTTGTATAGGTTATAATAAAACAGGGACGACTTCATTAGAAAGACTAATGAATAATAACAATATTAATAGTGCACAACAAAAACCATTTGAATATAACTTAGAATCGTATTTTTATGATAATTATAGCACATTTGTAAAAATGATAAAAAACGATTATTACGAATATAGCTTTTTTCAGGACGTCCCATTTTCCTTACCAAATTTTTATAAAGTTCTTGATAAAGAGTTTGAAAATGCTAAATTTATCCTTACAGTTAGAGATACAAAGGATGAATGGTATATTTCACTGATTAGATTTTATAAAAAAATGTTCTTAAATTTTTATAATCCAAAAAGTATAGATGGTTATGTTTATGAAGGAGTAATATTTAAAATTTTAACACAAGTTTACGGTGCACCAAAAGAAGACCCATATAATGAAAAAATATTAAAAAATTCTTATCTAAATCATATATTAGAAGTAAAAAAATATTTCAAAGATAGAGATAACCTACTTGTTATTAACCTCAAAGAAGATAATTTAATAGAAAAAATTGAAAATTTTTTAGGTACTGAATTTAAAAATAAAAATATCCCACATTTAAATAAATCAGAATGAAAAAAGCAATCATAGGAGCTGGAGGGTTCGCCCGAGAAATATATTGGAGCCTACCAGTAATAGAAAGACTTAATGCTGTATTTTTTATAGATGACATTTATTGGAATGATTCAAATAATTTAGTATTACCACTTTCTAAATTTAATCCGAGTGAATATGAAGTAGTAGTAGCAATAGGTGATCCTAAAGATAGGTTTGATATGGTTCAAAAACTTCCCAAAGAAACTAAATATTTCACCCATATTAATTCATCTGTATTAATATTAGACCCAAACATTGAAATAGGTGAAGGCAGCATTATATGTGCAGGTTGTATATTAACAACAAATATCACTATAGGAAACCATGCCCATCTAAACTTACAAACTACAATCGGGCATGATTGTAAAATAGGAAATTATTTTACAACAGCACCTGGAGCTAAAATTTCAGGGAATTGTGAAATACATGATTATGTTTATATAGGGACTAATGCCTCTATTAAACAAAAATTAACAATAGGTGATAACACAATTATAGGCATGAATTCAGGTGTTGTAAAAAACATTGTAGAACCCGGAGTATATGTAGGTACTCCTTCTAAAAAAATAAAATAATGATGCACACTGAAGAATCTCTTAACCTTACTAGGCATATAACTGATAGAATCAATCATCATTCAATGCACCACCATTATTACGTGCTTTTTGATATAGCTAATACCTACCCTAAAGATAAAACAATTACCTATGTTGAAATAGGATGCTACACAGGAGGATCTGCATGCCTAATGCTACAGAGGCCTAATACCAAAGTAATCTCTATAGACTTAGGATACCCTATCCCCCAATCTACAACCCAGGATAATGTTAAAAAACTAAATAATTATAATAACTCTTATAATTATCTTGAGGGCAATTCCCAATCTTCTGAAATGGTTAATAGATTAAAAGAGTTAACAAATGAAGTAGATATTTTATTTATAGATGGAGACCATTCATATCAAGGAGTTATTAATGATTTCTTATTATATGAGGGTTTAGTAAAACCTAAGGGTTATATTATTTTTGATGATTACAATGATAGCGGCTGCCCGGGGGTGAGGGTTGCTGTAGATGAGTTAGTTAATTCCTCTATTAATCGTTATGATATTATTGGGACTTTTCCAAATACTTTTAAAGCAAGACCTGAAACATTATTAGAGGGCAATGACTTTATAATACAGAAAAAATGAAATTAGGAATAGTAATAGCTACCTACCAAAAATCTGATGGTTCAACACCTTTTTTACTTAAAAGAGCAATTGAAAGTATTAAAAACCAATCTTATCAAGATTTTACATTAATTATTATTGGAGATAAGTACGAGGATAATGATGAATTTGAAAGCATATGTAATGATAAAGATCTAGAAGGTAAAATAATCTATGAAAATTTATCTTATGCCAAAGAAAGAGAAAAATACTCTATAGGTAGTAAAGAATTATGGAGTTCAGGAGGGGTAAATGCCCGCAATATAGGTGTTGATGTTGGTTTAAATCTAGGATTAGAATATCTTTGCCATTTAGACCATGATGATTATTGGCACCCTCAACACTTAGAAGTAATTAACCATGCTATTGAAACTACTCAAGATGCTTCATTTATTTGTACCTGTTCTACTTATTTTAATTCACATAGACCCCAAGTTAAGCTTACCAATGAAATTATCCCATTAGAGATAAAACCAGGGCAACAAATACACTCTTCAGTCTGTACAAATCATAAATTAATCCCTTTAAAGTATCGAGATGTATACGAAGAAACAGGAAAAGAGTATGCGTCAGATGCCGATATGTGGGAGAGGGTAGGAGAATATGTAAAACAAAATAATTTAAAAACCTATTTAATAACATCTTTAACATGTTTCCATCCAACAGAGGGAACAGATTTAAAAAACTAAAAAATGATTCCTAGAGGAAAATACACATATGGTCCCGAACCCAAAATAATGGGGGTGCCTGAGATTGCGATAGGGAGTAAAATTGGGAAATTTTGTTCCTTAGCAGACAACTTACAATTCATATGTAAAGGCACCCACATGCCCCAGTGGGTCACAACATATCCTTTTAATGAAATTTGGGGGATTGATATCCCCCTATATGAAATCAACGGGATTAAAGGAAAAGTAGGTGATGCTGTGATACAAAGCCCTATTATAATAGGAAATGATGTTTGGGTAACATCAAATGTTAAAATCAAACAAGGAATAACAATAGGGGATGGTGCCGTATTAGCAACAGAATGTTTTGTAACCAAGGATGTCCCCCCTTATGCTATCGTAGGAGGAAACCCTGCTAAAATTATTAAATACAGATTCTCAGAAGAACAAATAAAGGACTTATTAGAAATAAAATGGTGGGATTGGGATGTTGAAATGGTTGTAAAAGCAGCACCCCTATTAGCTTCAGAAAATATTGATGAATTTATTTCCTACGCTAAAAATATGAAAGTAAAATGAAAATAATCTATAGAATATCAAACGCGGGTTATAATAAAGTAAAACCCTATTATATTGGAAATGAACAATACTTAAAAGATGTATTATGATTAGAGTATTCCAACGCCATTGTAATTTTTCATCTAATTCTCACAATAAACCACGTCCTGAGTGGTTTGATAGAGAAAAAATATTTGATAAATTTATGTTTACTTTATTTAATGAAGCACTATTTGATAATGTTAAGTATACGGCTTTTCATGATTGTGGAAATGGAAGCATTAAAGACCACTTTTTAAATTATAAAGATGTAAATAAAATAAGCATGCATGGAGGGAATGATGCCCAATCATTTCTTAACTTGCTTAATTATGTTAAAGACCAAAACTACCCAGATAATGATATTATATACTTTGTAGAAGATGATTATCTACATAAAGAAGGATGGATAGATATTTTACTAGAGGGATTTAAACACATTGGGGCTGATTATTATACCTTATACGATCACCCAGATAAATATTATTTATCAATGTATGAAAGTTTAACATCAAAGATTATAGCTACTCCTTCTATACATTGGAGAACAATTCCCTCTACAACAAATACTTATGCGTGTACAATGGGTACTTTAAAAAAGCATTTTGATATACACGTAAGATATTGTGACTTAGTTGAAAAATGGACTAAGGACCACGATAAATTTACTCATTTATGGAATGAAGGCTCTAATTTAGTATCTTGTATTCCTGGTTATTCTACTCATGTAGAATCTAATATGTTATCCCCAACAATAAACTGGTCCCAACTATGATATCTGTAATAATCCCTACCTACAAATCCCCTGAATATCTTGATTTATGTCTTAAATCTGTTTTTGAAGGGCAAAAAAATAAAAATGAAATTATAGTTGTTATAGATGGGTTTTATGAATTAAACAAACCTATACTAGACAAATACCCAGATGTAAATGTATTAGATTTAGGTATTAATCAAGGATTATCTGTAGCTACTAACTGGGGGGTGTATAATTCTTCAAATGATTATATTTTAGTAGTAAATGATGATAATGTGTTCCCTAAAAATTGGGATGTTGAATTAGAAAAATATTTAGATAAAGGTAAAGTAATTACCCCTAATCAAATTGAACCTAAACCTTCTATGTTTAGACAATTTCACATTAAAGATCTAGGTAAAAACATAGAGGAATTTGATTTAAACAAATTTTGGGAATATGAATCTAACCTAAACCAACCCAGTGATAACACAGGTTCAACTTTGCCTTTTGCTATGTATAAACCTGATTACTTAGCAATAGGTGGGTGGGATATTATGTACCCTTCCCCACACGTAGTTGATTGGGATTTCTTTTTAAAATGTGAGTATGCTGGGTATGAAATGGTACGTGTATATAAACATTTTTACCATTTTGCAGGGATGTCTACACGTAAAACACAAGAACAAAATTTAGAATCAATTCATAAAGAACAATTAGCACACCAATTTTTTGCTAATAAGTGGGGTCAAACAGCTAAGCATAACCCCCAAAATAACTCTAAGATGTTAGTTTTTTAATATATTTATAAACATGGGTAGAAAGAAAAAAGAGCGAGAAATTCTTTCATTAGAGATACTCTATGATCATAAGGAAGAACTTAATGAATTAGTTGAAAGTAAAGATTTTCATCAATTATTACTAGATGAAGCTGTAAAAGTGATAGAGGAATCTTTAACTAAAGAAATAAATGAGGTTAAATTATATTCAATTACTAATTTAGATTGTTTTTTAATACTACAAAGATCTAATTTTTCTAAAGTTATAAGTAAAGCTATAAAACTTTATGAAGCTGAAGAAGATTATGATAAGTGTGCTGAATTAGTTAAGCTAAAAGAAAAGGTTAATGAATCAAAGAAAAGAACTAAAAGAGGTAATTGAGAATATTTTAGGAACCCCACTTAATATTAGTGTTGTTAGCAATGCTGAAGAAGATAAATTAAAACTAGAATTTCTTAAAACTATAGACTTATTTGAGAGCGTTTGGAAACGCCAAAACCATCTAGAAGATGAAATGGGGCTTGACTTTTCAACCTACGATGATGATTTTTTTAAAGTAATTGAAGGTATAATACACTTTAGTTTCTCCCCTGCTGCTTCAGAAGCTATTTTATTTTACATCTATTCTAGATATGATGAAGAAGATAAACTTATACCTTTTGTTGATATAGATGGTGAGGAACATTTAATGGCTAATTCTGAAGATTTGTGGGAATACTTGTTATATCTCACAGACAAATTAATGATGAACGGAGATGCCTAAAGCCAAGCCACTTAGCAAACAACAAATTTTAGCAGCGGTTAATAAAACTAAATCTAACCGCGCGGCGAGTCGTTACTTAGGTGTATCTTATATTCATTATAAGAAATGGGCTAAAAATTATGATGCTACTGAAGAGGGGTATGAAAACATATTTGAACAACATAAAAATCAAAGTGGTAAAGGTATACCTAAATTCTTAAATGGTGGTAAAAAAACACCTGCCATAGTAGATATTATAGAAGGTAGAATAGACCCATCACATTTTGATGCTGCCAAAATTAAAGATAAATTAATTGCTGAAGGGTATTTAGATGAATGTTGTAATAATTGTAAATTTAACGAACGAAGGGTATTAGATTATAAAGTCCCCTTAATAATGCATTTTAAAGATGGAGAAAAGAAAAATTATAAACTAAACAATGTAGGATTACTTTGCTACAATTGTTATTTTCTCCAGGTAGGGAACATATTTAATGACGTACAAATCCAAGGAATGGAAGAACATAAAACACCAAACGAAAGTAAGGTGGATTGGAAGGTTGATAACTACCATATGCAACGTTTAAAAGAACTTGGGTTAGAAGATAGTGATGAAGATGAACTTGATTTAATTTCTAGAATATAAAAGATATGAACACAGTTTTAGTAAATAAGATATTTGAAGCAGTCACCACAGACAAACATAAAATATTAATGAGTAAAGAGGTAGTAAACTCAATAAAACATAATAAAATATGTAAAGTTCATCTATTTGGTGATGTATACCTTGAAACTAAAAAAGAAGATTATAAGGAGATAATACAAAACTATCTCCCAATTTTATTAGATAAAGAGGAATATGAAATTTGTAATGAATTAAAATCCTTAAAGTTAATATGAAAAAGAAACGCAAACATCAAAAATTAGTAACTGATTACGAAACTCAAAAGAGTAAACACATCGAAAAATTATCTACTAAGATGTTGGAGAACGATGAAAAGATGCGTAAATTCAAGGAGAAGAATATAAGCGATAAATTTCTAGATTTATTTTAAAGTGGTTTACGTGAAGAAAATACAAGTAGGTAGTTATGATGAATGGCTTAAAATGGCTTTAACTCAAAAATTTACTATATCACAAACAATAGTAGAATCTATATTAGACAATATCGATACTAAAAGAGATAAACTCCCTATATTTGAAGTAGAAGTAGAAAGTAAAGGAGATATCTACACACTTTCTATTGAGACAGATCAGTTTATTAATACATTAGAAACAAACCTTATTCATTATGAAAATGAAGAGGCATATGAAGGTTGTCAAAAAATTATTGAAGCTATAAATTATTTAAAATCTAAAAAGTCAAATGGCTAGGAAAATGAACGCCTTTGAATTTGTCAAAGGTAACAATGTGAAACGACCTGGAGTTCACTCTAAAACTAAATCCAGTAAAAATAAAAATTCTCGTAATTATAAAAAAGCCTATAGAGGTCAAGGACGATGAGCAAAAATAGTAATCACCAACGTTTACAAACTCTTAAAGAGTGGGATAAGTGGATGGAAAATGAAAGCCCCCAATATAAAGAACGTAAAAAGCGTAAGCCAAAACGTTCTAATATTCCATTTATTGATGATGATGAGGTTGATTTCTCCCAATATGGGGTCTGATCAAAATCTAATTAGTGTTGAGGAAGCTATAAATACCATTCCTGAAGAGGATTTGGTGTTTATAGCTACCTACAATCCTTTAGCATTTAAACAAATGTGCTTAATGCTAGCTCTTGAACAACAATTGAATCGTGAAGGTAAATCTTTTCACAACTCTGTCATATTAGAAACTAGGAAGCCTGAAAATAAATTCGTATCTTTATGGTATAAGTTTAAAAAATGGCTATTTTCCAAGTTTTTAAAGATGGGGTTAAAGAAGTAATCGTTCAAAACTCCTCGGCATTTACATTTGTCCCTGATGGGAAAACTAAATCTGTATCAATTCAAAGGGTAATGTATAAACATGAACATTGGATGCCTCCTGCATTTGTTAATATTGAAGATAAAAGGTATATTCTACCTACATGGAAAGAAGTTCACCCTGATACTACTTTTGAAGATGTTTTTCACATTAAGCCTGAAGTAAAAAAACCTGTTAAGGAAACTAAAACATTTACTTCAAAAAGTGATCCAACAATTACTTACAAAGCAACTGTCACTACTTACCCTTCAGGCGAAGTAAAAATGTATTGTAATTGTCCTGGTAAGTGGAGAGCGAAAGATGGAATGTGCAAGCATTTAAAATCATTTGCATAAGATGTGGGATCTGGAAGATTCGTTCGTATATTTACAGGGTCCGGTTGCGGGTAAAAAACGTTTAAATTTTTTATAATGTTAGATTTACTTATTGATATTGTTGTTTTTATTGTAGAGATAGTATTTGTTATAAATGTTGTAAAAGTGATTGAGGGTGCTCGAAATAGGGCAATTGAGAGAAAAATAAAAGAAAACGCATAAAATAAATGCTCGGATGGTGGAATTGGTAGACACGACAGACTTAAAATCTGTTGCTCATTATGGGCGTGCGGGTTCAAGTCCCGCTCCGAGTACACTTGCCCCAATAGCTCAGCTGGATAGAGCAACGCCCTTCTAAGGCGTCGGTCAAAGGTTCGAATCCTTTTTGGGGTACTAATTGTTCATTGAAATATGCACCTATAGCTCAGCGGTAGAGCAGCAAACTCATAATTTGTCGGTCTCAAGTTCGAATCTTGGTGGGTGCACATATTGTCTGGTATCTCCTCAAGCTTATACCTTGTTGAAAGAGTAACTGGTTACATGAGGGTTCAATCCCCTCCCAGACGACATATGACTTCGTAGCTCAGCTGGTTAGAGCATCTCACTTTTAATGAGAGGGTCGTGGGTTCGAGTCCCACCGGGGTTACTAAAATAAAACAAAATGAAAAATTTACTATTAATTACAGCAGTAGTGGGTCTAATGGCTTGTAATTCTACTGAAGAAACAACTAGTATAGAATGTTGCCACACTGATGCAACTGATTTACCTTTTGATATTAATTCAATCCAAAACGTAGGACAATTATTAGATTCACTTGAAGCTGTACCTCCTAAAAATTTTTGATATTTATTATCAAAATTAAATAATGGCTAATCCGGTACAATTTTCACAAAGTACTCCTAACAGAGACTATTTAAGAAATCAAAACTTTTTTATTGGGATAGGAGGTTCCCAAGGTGCACATGGTCCTACTTCTGAAACTGGATTTTATGCAGGACTTACTCCTGCTAAAGATAGTTATGTTATTTATGAAAGTAAAGCTACTTTAGGTCCTAGTATTAGAGTAATCCCTAATGAAAACCTTTTAGAAAGTACTTTACAAGCAAAATTTAATAGTGCTAATGTGCAAGATGGGATGATAAGTGCTAGCCGTGTTAATGGTGTTGCTATCTTAAATAAAGAATACGAAAGCATTGTTACCAATAATCTACAGTATCATTATGATGCTGCGTTTTCTCCTTCATATTTTAGTGGCAGTAATGCTATTTTCAATATAGGTGTAGGTACATCTTATGTTGAAGGAGAAGTTGGTGCTGCATATAATGATGCCGGAAGTGGTTCACTCAGATTTAATGGTAGTAATACCTATGTTAATACTAATATAGCGGGTGATAACATATTCCGAAGCCCTTTCTCAGTATCTATTTGGTTTTACGATAATGGCTCTTCAGATGGTTCTAAACTTATAGATAAAGGTGAAACTACCCCACCAAACTCAGATGATGGATTTAGTATCACCACAGAAATTTCTGCATCCTCTAGGTATATTGGGACAGAACTTGCAGGAGAAAAAACAGAAATAAACAGTGTAACTTATACTGGAGGGCAATGGAATAATGCTGTAGTAATATTTGATGCTTCATCTAATGAGATAGTTTTAAACTCAGCATCTTCAGGAAGTAGAAGTCGTTCTTCAGCTATAACTGATGTAGTTTCTACTCGAGATGTATATTTAGGTAGCTTTGCAGCTGCAGCTAATTTCTTCCAAGGGGATATAGCATTAGTTTCTATTTATTCAGGCAAATTGAGCCAAGACGAAATTAGCCAAAATTATAATGCTTTAAGAGGAAGATTTGGTTTATAATTAAAAATTAAAAGGTTATATGAATTCGTGTATTGTTGTTACTTCTCATTTAAGTAACCCCCACAAAGAACAAGTTGCTTTAGATTTATTAGATTTTTTTAAGGATAAAAATTTACCTATTATTTTTGTAGGCAACTATAAAATCCCTGAATCAGTACAAGAAAAATCAGATTGGGTTCTTTACACTAAAGAAAATCCTAAAATCAATAGAGCTATGTGTGTGTGGAGCCAAATCCCATACAACCCTGAATTTAGAGTAGCTGCTGTTACTCCTGATCATGGTTATGCTCATCTTCTACAAGCTTATAGAGGATTTAAATTAGCAGATAGTTTAGGATATGATCATGTGATTCATGTAAATTATGATTTGAATTTAAATAAAGATCAATTTAATCAAATTTTAAGTCAAATTAATTCTACCCCTAATCTAACATTTCTTTGGGAAGATGGGATAGGATGTGCTACTAATTTTTATTGTTTAAAAGTAGCAGATTTTATTTCTACTATAGAAAACTATCTTCACTTTTATAGAAATAATGACCCTCCTGATATTAGAGAAGGATGGTACTGTGAAATATTTTTTAAATGGGCATTAGACAAAAATAATATTGATTATAATCTAGTAAATACTAACCCCACAGATAAAATAAATGAAGAATTTTTATATCTTAATAATTATTCTTTTAAAGCATTTGGATGGGAAGAACAAAACCAAATTATTCTTCATTTTGAACATGGGGAAACCCCTAATTTAGATAACTTAATATTTTTACTAGAAAAAGAAATTATTCAAGCATCCCCTACTTCTAGTCCTAAACATTTTACCTTACCTTTTAAAAAAGGAAAATATTGTGATTTAAAAGGAAATCTTATTTTTGATATAGATAATGATTATTTATCCAAATTTAAGATTCTCCCTATGACTTAATCCTTTCACACCTTTTATGCGAAAATTTTTGGAATCTCAAGATTTCGTTCGTATATTTATGGTATGAAAAAAGTTACAATCGACAGCGTTTACGCTCAAGCACGTGAAGTGCTTAAAGAAGGTCGTGTTGATGAAGCACGTGACCTAGCAGATTACGGAATCGTAATGGCAGCTGAAGCCCAAGAAGAGGGTTTGACAATGGATGATGAACTCGAAGGAGTTCGAATCGGGTTGTGGCTTGAGCGATTTTGGTATTTTTTAGAAAACAATAACCTCTTATTAGCATGATTATTTCTGAATACAGCTATCAAGTAATTGAAGCAATGATTAAGGACATCCAAATATCACTTAAGAATATTAACACCCTACACCGTGATAATATCCATCCTGATGTAGCCGATCTGCTCAACCAAATTGACTTCTCAGTTGAAGAAATCGAAAGACGAATGTATGAAGGGTAATAATGAAATTGATTTAGAAATAGCAAACGAACATAGTAATCC